TCTCGAGCGCGCCCCGGGCGGTGTCGGCTCCTGCCTCCATGTCGCCACCGGCTACGTCCCCGCCGGTCTCCAGGGCACCCCGGGCCGTGTCCGCGCCAGTCTCCAGGGCGTCACGCGAGGTGTCGGCCGCGGATTCGAGACCAGCCCCCCCGGTGTCGCCTCCGGTCTCGAGAGCTTCCCGGCTGGCGTCCGCGGCGGATTCGAGACCCGCGCCGCCAGTGTCGCCCCCGGTCTCGAGAGCTTCCCGGCTGGCGTCCGCGGCGGATTCGAGACCCGCGCCGCCAGTGTCGCCCCCGGTCTCCAAGGCTTCGCGCGCCGCGTCCGAACTGGATTCCAGCGTCTCCCCGGCCGCGTCCCCGCCGGTCTCAAGGGCGGTGCGGCCCGTATCCGAGCCGGTCTCAATGCTCGCTCCGGTCGCCCTGCCACCCGTCTCGAGGGCCGCGGCGGCCGACTGCGCGTCGGCGATGAGCTGCTGTCCCACTTCCGCGACCGATGCCTTCAGGACGTCCCCGGCCTTGGTCGCGTCGTCGGTCAACGCCGTGGAGACGGACGGGGCCCCCTTCACGCCGAACAGCTTCATCAGCATCTGGTACGCGGCTTGGGCGTTCTTGACCAGCTTGCCGAGGGCGTTCACCGCGAACATCGTCACCGCCACCCCGAGCACGCCGACGACCACCGCCGCCAGGGTGTAGGCCGCGTCCCGGTTCTTGTTGAACCACTCCACGACGGACGCCGTGACGTGGATGACCGTCTCAATCTTCGGGATCAGCACCCGCCCGAGCCGGTCGCTGTAGTCGTGGACCGCGGCGTCGAGCATGTGGAGCTGGCCGCGGAGGAGCTTCATCTGGAGGTTGGCCGCGTTCTCCGCCCGGCCGTGCTTCGTGACCGCGGCCGTCGCCTTGTCGAACGCCTCCGGGCCGGCGCGGACCAGGGCGAGCAACTTGGCCGACGACGAACCGAACCCCAGCGCGGTCAGCTCGGCGGTCGCCTGGGCGTTCGTCAGGCCCTTGAGCTTTTCCTGGAGCTGGCCGATGACCGACGCCATCCCGACGAACTGGCCCTTGTTGTTGAGGACCGTGAGGCCAAGTTCCTTGCTCGCCAGGTTGGACGTCCGCGCCCCGCCTGCCGCGGAGACGAACGCCTTCCAGAGAGCCGCGTTCGCGGTTGACATCCCGTCCGTGGCCGCCGTCAGGCTGTTGCCGGTGAGCGCCCCCGACTGGTACTCGTCGGCGAGCGCGCGCAGGCTCGGCGGCATCGCGTCGAGCGTGGCCTTCAGGTCGGTCTGCGCTTTTGCCGCCGCCGCCGTGGGCTTCAGCAGCGCGGTCATCGTCGTGGTCAGCATCGACATCGCGGCCCGGCCGGTCTCGCCGTGCTCGGTCATGTCGGCGAGCAGCCCGGAGAGGTCACCGAGGGACGGTGCCAGCGCGCCGAGCTTGGTCCGGGTCCGCTCCAGGCCGGAGGTCAGCGAGTCGATGCCCTGCCCGGTGAGCTGCGAGGCCGAGTAGAGGATGTCCGCCGTCGAGGCCGCGTCCTTGGCCCGGAGCTGGAACGCCTGCATGATTCCGGCGAGGTCGCCGGTCGTGTCCGAGAGCGAGGCCAGCCCCGCGTCCGCGAGCGTCGAGGCCGCCTTCATCTCCTCGAGCGCGTCGGCGGTCGTGTAGGCGCCGCCCTGGAGCGACTTGAACTGGGCGGCGACCGGGGCCAGGGCCGCCTCCATCGCGCTCGCCGACTGCTCGGTGTGTCCCGCCGTCCCCAAGAGCGAGTTCGCCAGCGCGTTCGACTGCTTCACCGACTGGCCGAGGGCGGCCTGGACCTTGGCCTGCGACGACTGGAAGCTCATCGCCATCTTGACGGAGATCCCGACGACGGCCGCGCCGATCCCGAGGAAGGCGTAGGTGACCAGCTTGCCGACCTTGATCAGCCGCTCGTCCTGGAGCACCCCCGTGTCGGCCGCCGCCACCTCAGACTCGGCGAGCTTGCCCTGCGCCTCGGAGTTCGCCAGCGTCGCGTCGCGGACCTCGCCCTCGGCGACGGTTTGCCGCTCGAGCGCGGCGGACTGCGCGGTGGACGCCTCGCTGCCCTGGAGCATCCCCTCGTTGATCGCGTCCTGCGTCGCGATCAGGTCGGCATTGGCCGCGGAGAGCCGCTCCTGGGCGTCGGCGAGCTGGGAGCTGGTCGCCTCGGCGCGCGCCTGGGCGAGGTCGAGGTCGTCGGTGGACCCGGCCGTCTCGCCGAGGACGTCGCGGACCTCGGACAGCTTGTCGATGAACTGGGACGCGGAGAGCTGGAGCCCGCCGAGAATGGGAGGAAGCACGCCGACCACGTCAGGCCCTCATCGCTTCGTCCCAGGCGGCAGCGAAGATGCCCTCGATGGCGCCCTCGAGGTCGTCCAGCCCCTTCTCCATGTAGAACGAGCCCGTCTGGGTGACGCTCTCGACCTGGACCCAGTTCCCGTCGATCTGGAACTTGAGGTACGGGACGTTCTTGGCGTGGATCGTCCCGCCGAGGTCGCGGAACCGGCCGTAGATGACGCTGGGTCCCGCGGTCGCCAGCCAGCGACCGGGCCCGGTCTGGGTGACCTCGACGATGTGGATCGACCGGCGGAGCGTCCCCCCGACGTGGCGCGGGGCCTGGACGGACTTGGCGACGGGCGCGTGGGCCATCGCTGCAGCGACGAAAAAGGCGATCCCCCGGCGCGTCGCCTTCTCGACGGCGGCATTGGCGCGGCCGGCGAGGCGGTCGATCGCGGCCTGCATGTCGGACGTGTCGAACGTGGTGCGGAACTCGAGGCCGCTCGGCACGTCAGGCCCTCTCCGCGGCCTGCGCTAGGCGCTCCACCTCCGCCAGTTCGATCATCAGCTCGGCCTTCCGGAACGGGAGCGCTAGGTACTCCGCCTCAGTGTAGGACGGGAACGCCGTGGAGAACCGGACCCAGCGGTGCAGCCGGATCAGCTCCCGGTCCTCCGCGAGGAGCTTTTGCGAGCCCGCGTCGAGCGTGAGGCGGTAGGCCGTCCCGTCCCGCCTTTTGCGGATCTCGACGCCGCGGGCGATCCGGAGCCGGAGGAGCCTCCGGTAGGGGTGGCCGACGCTTTTGGGAGTAACGCCTCCTGGCTCCGCTCGAAGTCCGCGGGCGCCGTATTGGTCTTGACCGTCTCGGCCGAGATCACCTTCATGGCCGAGTTCGGGGCCACCGCGGCGAAGGCCGCGACGGACGCGGGCGAGCGGTCGGCCGGGATCGGGATGGGCTGGCCGTCCGGTCCGGGCACGTCCCAGGAGCGCAGGAAACACATCACCCGGACGACCTCGTAGCGGTCGATGGGCGCGTACTCCTCCGGCCCGAGCTTCTGGTAGGCGAGCGCCAGGGCGGTCGTCGCGCGGGCGTCGCTCATCAGCTTCAGCCGCTCCTGGGCCTCGCGCCGTCGCACCGGGCCCGTCTTCGGTGCCGCGACTATCGCCGTCAGTTCCGCCTCCAGCGTGCGGGCCGCGTCCGGCAGCGCCGCCTCCAGCGTGCGTAACTCCTCGAGTTGCAGGATCGTCGTGTGCGCCGAGACCGACTCGGAGGCGATCCCGGCGTGCTCGATGTCCCACTGCTCCTGGACCGTTAGGTCGTCTTCCTCCGCGATGTCTGCAAAGCGCCCCTTCGGGAGCTCGATCTTTCGCACACAGATCACCTTCTCCTGTCTAAATGCCTAGGCGTCTAGGCAATTGGTCCTCACGCTGCCAGGGACTGCGCGTTCGTGATGATCGCCTTGACCGGCGACGTGCCCGTGGAGGCGTCGGTCGCGTTCCCGACCGCCCGGAAGTTCGCCGAGACCCCGAGGTAGGACTTGCCAGGCTCGACCTTCGGGTCCTCGATCTGCGTCGTGGTCATCTGCAGGGCGACGGCGTGCGAGGTCGTCGGGTCGGTGAACACGACGTAGAGCCGCTGTTGCAGCCGCTCCAGGCCCTCGGTGATGACGTTCGGCGCGATGTTGTCGTTGTTGTCGTAGACGAAGGCGAACTTGCCCGTCACCCGGATCGGGCCGGCGTAGTTGGCGTGCGGCGCCTGTTGGCCTGCCGTGTGGATGGGAGCCGAGTTCATGCGCTCGATCGAGATGTCCAGCGACTCGACCGCCGAGGAGACCAGCGTGCCGAGCGTGACCGACGTGTCCCACGACGGGACCATGTGCTCGGCGTTGTAGACGTTGCCCGACAGCGACTGGGACGTGAACGGGAGGCAGATAGAGGCGACCGTCCCCTCCACCGCTGCGTCGACCGCCATCGCGATGTCGAGCTTCGTGATCTGGGTCCACGGGGCGTACCAGCCGTGCCCGCCGTCGAAGTAGGAGACGGTCAAGCTGGGAGGCTGCGAGCCGGTCGTGTTGTTGAGGAGCGTGTGGGTGTGCGTGTACGGCGGCGCGGTCCCGGTGACGACGTCCGTCCCCAGGAGGCCGAGGAACAAGTACGGCCAACTGTCGGCGAACAGGTTGACCTTCCAGTCCATCGTCGCCGACTGCACGCCCATCACGTCGTCGTGGTCCATCGTCGGGTCGCCGCGAAGGCCGACGTCCTGGAGGTAGGTCTGCTTCGGCACCCAGGCCGGGTCATGGAGCGGCGAGAAGATCACCGCAGTCACGGCGGTCCCTGGCGTGGTCTCGGGGGCGTAGCCGATCCAGGCGTTCTCGGTCGCCGGGATCGACGGGGAGGCCGCCATTCGCATCCCGTACTTGCGCGCGATGCGGGCGCCTTCTGCGTACCGCGGGTCAAAGAAGCGGTGGCTCATGTCCGGCCTCCTACGGTCTGGCCGGTCGTGCCGGCTGCTCGATGGTTGCGTCCGGCACGGTCACCTCCTCAGATGGCACGGGTCGGGGCGGTTCTTTCCGTTCGACGAGGGCGAGGTAGCGGTGGTTCCGCTTGCGGGTCGTCACGAACGTCTCGCCGGGGTCGAGTTCCAGCGTGCGGCCGTCGTCGCGCGTCTCATCCGCGAACACGGCCCGCTGGTCGGCGGTGGATCTGTACGTGAAGGCCATCGCCGCCGAGTCTACGCACGCGGACGCGTCGGGGCGGGGATTCACGCGTAGTACTGCTGCCACGCCTTGACGGTCAGCGTGCCCCAGACCTGGGTGAGCCCCATCTTGCCGCGGAGGAGGCGCGGCATCGTGAAGTCCTCCTCGATGTCTTCCTGGCCGAACGCCTCGCCCTCGCCCCATTGCCAGACCACGCCCGCCGAGTCCGCCGTCCGGTTCGCCTCGATGTAGGCCCGCATCGAGTCGATGAACGCGTCGTTGGCCGCGCCGCAGTCCTGGGACTTGTCCGACGCCGAGCGGGTGAAGCAGATGAACGTCACCGGGTACAGCGCCGCCTTGATCCCGCTCGTCGGGCCGCCCGTCCCGAGCCGCTTGTGCTTGACCGGGCCGAGGTAGAGGTAGACGACGGTCCCCATCGAGTTCCCGGGATCCTCGGAGGCGACGACGAAATCGCCCTCGGGCGTGATCTTGGGCGGATGGGGGAAGAACGTCGCCAGCCCGGTGATCGTCGCGGTGTCGATGCCCGCCTGGACGTAGGTGGCGATGGCCGCCCGCAGCGACGCCCGACCGGGGAACGGCGCGGCCATCAGGTCTTGATCTTGGAGGGGGTCCGGTAGGACTGGAGGGCGCGGAAGGCGCGCACGACGTCCACCGTCTTCTCGCCGGGGTTCTCCTCGCCCGTCCGCGCCTCGGCGGCGCCTTCGAGGAGCAGGGCGTCGTCGCCACGTTCCTTCACGAGGCACGTCACGGCGTGGATGGCGGCCTGCTGGACCGCCCAGGGGATCGCCGTCACCGGGATGAAGTCCGGGGCCGCAGGGGGCGTGTGGCCATACTGGAGGGGCGCGGCGAGGCCGACCGTCGCCGTGCCCGGCGTGTTGGCCGCGACCGACTCGACGGTGATCGTCTCCACGCCCGACACGTCGCTGAGCGCGTAGTCGAGCACGTCGAGCTGGACACCCGGCCAGACCCCGATCAGGCCGCCCGCCGCGCTGGTCGCCTCGACGACGAGCTCGGTGTCGCCCGCGTCGGCCGGCTCGGCGAGAATCGTGTGCGGGTAGCCGTTGTCGTAGCTCCAGACGACGTAGACCCGCTGGCCCGTCCGCAGGTAGCCGCCGCCGTAGTTCGGACCGAGGCCCGTCGAGTTGGGCGGGACGCCGAGGACCGGGACGATGAACGTGTGCCGCAGCGTCGTCACCTGGCTGGCGGCCTCCGGGCCGATGGTGGCGAGCTGGTTGGCGAACAGCCCGACGTCCATGCCCGTGAGGGCGATGATGGGCGCGTAGTCGCAGGCCACCCGGATCGTCCCCTGGATGACCTTGAACCACCACGCCTCGACGTTGTTCGTCGCGCACAGGCTCGGCTGCTTGGCCGACGGGGAGGCGCCGAACAGGTAGCGGTCGATCTCGGACGAGGCGCGCCGGATCATGTCGGAGAGCGCCTGCCTCTGGTCGCTGCCCGTCGCGTTCGGGCCGGTGACCAGGTTCGAGAGGTCCATCGCCGTCGGGGCGAAAATGTACTGCGAGGGCGAGACATACGGGAAGGCGCGCGCGAACCCTCCCACGGCCGGGTTCACGGGCGGCGTCGCGAGCAGCGTCGGCACGTAGGGCGCGGTCATCACGGCGAGTCTAGGGTCATCGCGGCGGGGGACCGTGGACCACGAGGATCGGGCCGTGGGCACGGCAGGAGAGCACGGCGATGGTCGACCGGACCCTCAGCGCGTCGAAGTCCACCAGGGCGAAGCGCGCCGCCACGGCGTCGTCGCCGTCACACTCCGGGCAGCGCGCGGGGACGGCACGGCCTATCTGGACGGCCTTGAGAGACGTCCCGACCATCGCCACGGTGACGACGTTGTCGCCCACGCCCCACAATGGTAAGGGGCAGCGTGCCGCGGGCTGCGGATTTACGCTGGCCTTGGCACACAGCCGTGCGTCGGCCAGTGGTCGCCCAGGTGGGTGACACCCTCGTAGTGGACGTGCTTCGTCTCGCCGGCCCGGTTCAGCGCCAGCGTGAGGCTGTGGTCGACCGCGCACCAATGCTTCGGTTTGTGGGCGGCGTTCGACCACTCCCCAGCCTCGATGACCGCGTTCGGCCGGCGCTGGAGCAGTGCAGCACGAAACCGGACACAGCCGAGCCCGGGATACTGGCCGTTGAGATATGGGTAGGCAACTGAGCACCACTCGGCCGGGCAGTTCTCCAGCTCATCGAGGATCGTCGGGGAGACGACGATGTCCTGCTCGATGTTCACAAAATCTTCGCCCGCCTTCCACAGCTTGTCGAACAGCCGCCAGTAGTGCTCGTCGGATTTCGAGACGTTGACGCGCTCGAACTCCCGCCCGGTCTTGTTGAGGGCGATGACCACCTTGGCGCTCATCGGCGGGACGTAGGCGAGGACGATTTTCATCGCTCCCGCTTCTCCGCCCGTGCCTGCCGCGCCCAACGCGAGCCGTGGTCGTCGATCGAGGCGCGTGACGCATAGAAGCGGTCCTCGTCGTCCGGCGGGTCGTACCACGGCAGGTGGCGCAGTTCGCACGGTGCGGCGGTGCGGACCGCGGCGTAGTGGAACTCCGACCCGGCGGGGTAGAGGGCGAACGTCGTGTCCACCGGCGACACGAACAGCCCCGGCCATTGCTCGCGGGTCGGGTCGCGCCACCGCGTCTCGACCTCCAGGCTCTCGGCGTCGATCAGCGGCGCGTCGATGCGCAACCCGAGCCCGACCTTCGGCAGCCCGGTCGCGCGCAACACCGCGCCGAGGTAGTCGACCACGTCGAGCGGGCACTCGTCGGTCGGGACCACGTCGGGGTCAGTGTAGACGTAGGGCTCGTCGGGGACCAGCCCCGCCTCCCACAACGCCTTCGAGCCGAGGTTCGCCCCTAGCCGGACCACCGTGTGTGGCGTCGTCGCGTAGTAGTCGAGCAGGGGTTTCCAGGCCGAGTCATTGTCGAGGAACGTGATCCGGTCGTGGCCGGCGTGCTCCAGCCAGGCGACGAGCTGGCGCAGACAGGTCAAGCGATCGCGACAGCAGATGTAGACGGGGACGCTCATCGCACCGCCAGCGCCCGGACGTCGTCGTAGGTCTCGTCGGTCTGCCATCTGCGGAACCCAGCCTCGCGCAGCCAGTCGTCGAGCTGGTAGCCGCTGATGTTGGCGTACCACTCGCCCTCGTGCGGTCCCTTGTCGCCACCGTCGGCCGAATGGGGCAGGCGCCGCGGTCCCGCCGTCGTGAGGATGAGCCAGCCGCCCGGACGCAGCAGCCGCGCCGCGTTGGCGACGATCTTGCCAGCGTAGGGGGAGTGCTCCAGCGTCTCACAGCAGAGGACGAGGTCGACGGCGACCGGGTGTTCGTACTCGGCCGCGTCGCAAACCTCGTCCACCCCCGGACCCGCGAGGAGGTCGATGCCCGTGTAGTCCGTGCCACGGAACAGGTCGCGGATGGAGCCGTTCACGTCGAGCGAGCCGAACTCGACGACGATGCCAGGGACGTCGACGAGCTCGTTGAGGCAGCGCTGAACCCAGTCCCGGGCCGCGGCGTGCATCAGGCGCTCCAGAGGTGGCGACGGGACCGATACAGCGCCGTGTCGGCATCGAGGCTGGCGAAGCCGAGCCGGTAGACCTCGTCGTCATCAGCCTTCCCCGCGACGGGGTGCAGGTGCTCGACCACGGACTCGGCGCAGTAGGCGAACCGACCGCGGGACGCGGCCGTCTCGAACAGCTCGGTCTCGCTGAACACGTGACCGTAGCCCTCGTGGATGATGGCCCCGGTCCCGTCCACCGTGCCGCCCTCTTCGAGCAGGTAGCGCCGGGAGACGAGGGCGAGCGTGCCGCGCGGGTTCCACAGGTCGTTGACCGCGACCACGCCGTCAACCTGCTCCATCGTTGCTATCGCCGCGTCGAGCCAGCCGGGGTGGAACCTCACGTCGTCGGCACCGAGGAACACGTACGGCTCCGTCGTGCAGCCGAACAGCTTGTTCAACCGACCGCCCCAGGTCCCGCCCTCATCGGGGTAGTAGCGGACCGGGCCGATGACGGGCCGAACCACGTCCGGGGTCGCCGCGATGAGCACGACATGCTCATAGGGTGTCGTCTCCTTAATGTTGGCGACAAGACCAGCCAGACGGTCGCCGCGCATCGCCGGGATCAGAATCGCTGCCTTAAGCACGGCGCAACCACCCGCTAGGGGTCATGGTGATATAGGGCTCGATGTCGTGGTCTGCGGCCAACTCAGGTGGTTCTCGCGGTCGCGCTCGTCGCCATCGGTGTTCAGCCAGACCTGGACCTCGTCGATGATGGGGTCGAAGCGGCGCAGGTTTGTGAGCAGGATGCTCTCTGTACGCTTCCGGCCCGAAGGGATGAAGGCGGAGATTCGCCAGCCGTCGATCATGGCCGTCCCTCCACCGTTGCCAGCCGGGCGACTTCCCGGTCCACGCTATCGACGTCCCAGCTCCCCTTGAACCTCCGGAGCCAGGCGTTCTCCACCACCATGTTCAGCCGGCCGTGGCGCTCGACGAAGATCCCTGAGTGGGGCAGGTCACCCAGCGTGACGTAACGGTGGAGCTCGGCGTACCCCCGGCACCAGTCGACCTCTAACTCGACGGCGGCCTCTTTGCTCGGGACTGTCGGGCAGCCGAGCCGGCCGACGTCGTCCGCGAGGTACTTGCCCATGTACATGCCGAACGGACCGGGTGTCTGCGACAGTGACACTGCCGTCCCTTGGTAGCGGTCAAAGACGAGACCCCACAGCCCGTTGTCGAGTACTTCGGTCGAGTAGGGGAGGAACACGAACTCCTGGAACGACCGGGCACCCAGGGCGATCGAGTGCAGCTCGAACTCCCACGTCCAGTCGATGACGACCGGGTAGTCGGTGTCGACCGTCGCCAGCAGGCCAGCCAGCCAGCCGGAGCGGTCCCGAGCGGCACCGATGACTATGCCGGCGGGTTCCACGTCACGCCCTTGTTCTGATGGAACCACTCGACCGTCTCAGCCATTCCCGACTCAAGTGGAACGAACCCCCCGGGGTCGATGCCAGCGGAGTACAGCGTGTCCACCTTGGCCGTGACCGTGTCGCCCTCGATCTCACCTGGCCGCATCGGCAGGTAGACGATCTCGACCTTGCCGCCCGTGTGCGCTATCGCGAGCTGGCTGACCAGCCTGGCGACGTCGTTGACGGTGTTGTGGACGACCGGCCCGGCCTCGATCGCGTGGGGGTGGACGACGCCAGCCGCCGCTAGCTCAAGTGCTTTCACCAGCACACGCGCCAAGTCCTCGACGTAGAGCATGTCGCTCACTTGCTCGCCATCCCCGTAGACCTCGATCGGCATCCCCGACAACGCCCGGCAAACGAGGGCCGGGACGATCTTGCGGACCCTGCCGGGGGCGAACGGCAGGGCGGCGCGCTGGCCTGGCCCGTAGGCGTTCACGCAGCGCACGTTGTTGACCCTCGTGCCCCGTTCTCGGTTGAACATCTCGACGAAGTGCTCGCCGCAGGTCTTGGTGATCGAGTAGGTGTTCCGCATCCACCAGTTGCCGACGCAGATGTAGATGCCGGGGACGTCGTACTGAGCCGCCGCCTCCAGGACGTTCAGCGTGCCGAAGACGTTGGTCTCGGCTGATGGCCGCGGGTTCGCGATCGTCTCCTGAGTACCGAGAACCGCCGCGAGGTGAACGAAAGCGTCCACGTGGGCGAACGCCTCAGTGACAGCCGTCGAGTCGCGCACGTCGCCCAGGAACGTCTCTTCGCCGACCCGCGCAAGGTGGTCGAAGGCAACGGGCGTGTGACCCCTCCGCTGCAGCTCGGCGCTCAGGTGGTGGCCGATGAACCCGGAAGCCCCGGTGACAAGGACTCGCATCACCACGGCGTCTCCCCTCGTCTCACGCGCATGTCAACGCTATCGCTCCTGTAGCGCTTGCAGTCAGTCGGGCGCTCGGGGACATCGACCGGCACGAACACGTAGCCCGCGTCGGTCAGCCGGTTCCAGAAGTGGGCGTCGGCCTCGCGCCACATCTGCGCCGTCGGTGGCGTGTCGGGGAAGCCCCCCACCGCCTCGAACGCCGTCCGGGTCAGCATGACCGAGTTGAGGTCGACCTGGTGGTAGGCGTTGGCGAGGACACCCTGGCAGGACCGGACGCCGAACTCGGTCCCGTCCTCGTGGAGCAGCCGTTGCGCGCCGTAGACGACGTCGTGGCCCTCGTCGAGCTTGGCGACCATCCGCTCGAGCCGGTCCGGGTAGTAGAAGTCGTCGCCGCAGAGGAAGGTCAGGTAGTCCGCCCCGAGCGCGGCGCAGCGGTTGATGATGGTCGCGTACCGGACCGTCTCGGCCCGCTCGGCGTCGGTCGTGTCGAGCTGGACGACGGTCACGCGCCGGTCGCTCCGGACGCGGTCGAGCGCCGCGTCGACGCCGCGGTCCTGCGAGCCGTCGTCGACGGCGAACAGCTCCCAGTCCTCGTAGGTCTGCCCGAGGACGGAGCCCAGGGCGGCGGGCAGGTACTCGGCCGCCCGATAGATCGGCATGACGACCGAAACGGTCACTGGTGCAGCTCGCACCGCGGGCGGGCGTAGCTCCCCGTCGAGCGCCCGCAGCCCGGCTCCTTGCAGAGCCACCCGCCGACCCACGCCGTGTGAAAGCGCCTGCGCGCCCAGGCGAGCCACCGCTTACCCTTCCGGCGCATAGCGCCCCTCCCTGTCCACTGGGTACGGTTCGTGCTCGGTCCCGCAGGCGCACAGCCCGTGGAAGACGTGGTGCTGGAACACTGCCGGGAAGTGTAGGTGCGCCGCGTACCCCTGGTCACGTAACGCCCCGAGCACCCGGACATCGAGCCGCCGCCAGTCCCCGCGCCCCAGTCCCGGCGCGTCGTCCACGTTGCCGACGTCGGCCATCAGGCCAGGGTGCGTCGCCATCAGCGTTGCCCGGAACCGGACGCAGCCGAGCGCGCCGGAGAGCGTCGGGTCGCCGCCGTCCGCCCCGCCGTAGCCGGGGCCGTTGTACGGGAACACGCACCAGGGCTCGGGACAGCGCCGGAACTGCGAGAGCACCGTCCGGTGGAGCTCGATGTCCTGCTCGACGACCACCAGGTCCCCCCCGGCGCCCCACAGCGCCGTCAACTCCCGCCAGTAGCCGGTCGTGTCGTCCGGCCCGATCTGGACCCGCCTGGCCGTCGGGGCGAACCGCTCCAGCGCCGCGAGGGCGAGCGGGTGGGCGTGGACGTGGACGAAGCAGACGGTCAGCGGCGGGGAGGTGCCGCGCCGTCGTCCCCGAGCGCCCGGTTCGTCGGCCGGGCCCGAGTAGGGCGTGCGGGCTGCCCCGCGGGCGGGGCCTGCTTGGCTGCCCGCGGCGGCGGGACAAGGCGCGCCTGCGGCCGCGGCGGCACCACGGCCCTGCCGAGGGCCAGCTCCGACGCGTCCATGAACCCGGCGCGCACCTGGGCCTGGGCGTCGACCTCGGTCATCCACGACGACTGCTCGCCCGCCGCCAGGGTGACGTGCATCCGCAGGTACAGCTCGGCCACGTCCGGGGGGACCTCGAACCAGCCGTTGCTGTCGGCCGCGTACTCGTCCCCGCCGTGGGCGATGGCGTCCGTGCCGCTGGCGACCCACTGGTAGGCGATGAGGCTCCGGCCCGGGTTCGTCGGGTCCTTCGAGCGCCATGCGTTCTTCGTGAAGTGCTTGATGTGCATGTCAGCCTCCTGTCAGTGGGTCGCGTTCTCTCAGGCTACGCGCTCAGCGGTACGCGTGTGATCCGCCCCTGGACACACTCGGGGCAGGCGCAGCGCCAGCGGTACTTCTGCGCTGGCGGCGGCTCGTTCCACTCGAAGCGAATCCAATCGTCGTTGTCCTCGGTGATCGTCCCCACGGCCCCGATGATTGCCACGGCGTCGGCGTGTTTGTCCGAGTCGCCACACAAGCCGACGTACGGGCGCTGGCGGTGTTTCTCGCCCTCCTCAACCGGGTCACCCTGACATGACACCCAAGTCAAGACGCCAGCGGCCCACAGGTCGAGAATCAGCGGCTCGATGTAGCGGTCCACCCAGGCGACGTGCTCGAAGTCCGTGCAGAGCACTTGGAGATGGCTGTCGCCCGCGTACGTCCCACCCACCTTGAATGGCGCTAGCGCGCATCCGTTCGGGCAGACATCCGAGTACCAAGGCGACGGGTAGGTGAAGCCCGTTCCCCAGCACAGGTGACAGTCGGGGTTCCACTTGGCGGGGGCTGGGTGAGGTCGCATGTCAGCCGTCCGTCGCGGCCCAGTCAGCCGGTACGGCCCCGTCGAGCTTCGGCGCGCCTATGTGGGACAAAGTCACGCGGACCCCGTCGAGCTTCGCCAAGTCCCGCTGGTAGTGCCGCGCGCTCCGGGCACGCTCGTAACGCAGCCACAGCTCAGGGGCCACCCGTGTCCTGACCATCGCCCACGCCCACGTCCGGAGGGGCGGGATCGTGCGCCTGTTGGCCCGCATCAGGTGTGCGAAGTAGCCGCTGAGCGCCTCGATCTCGCGCTCTCGGTCCTCGGCCGCGCTGAGCTTGCCCGTGCCCGTGTAGATGAAGGCGGCCCAGGCGTCGCCCCATTCGTCGCCGCAACTGCACCTGATCGTCGACCGGATCGCGGCCACGTTTAGCGACAGCGCCCTGTGGACGACTGGCACGAGTGACGAATCCGGTATCTGGCAATGAACCCTCCCCAGCGTGTCTATCCACTGCGCGGGCCGGTGGCGGTCGGTTGCCTCGGCGTACCATGGACGCCGCAAACGCTCTTGCTCCTTGCGGTGCTTCTTGCCCCGTCGCTTTGCCATTTCAGCCTCCTGTCGCCTCCGCGGCCAGCCACAGGTCGCGGAGGATTTCCTTGCCGACGATCCGCAGCGCGTCGGCGTGCTGGTGGCCCTTGGACCAGGGCGAGCCATCAGGCGCGGGTTTGCCGCTGGGCCCGCATCGCACACACGGCCCGGCGTGTTCCCTCTTGACCGTCTCGGCGCGCCGCTCCTCGTAGATGCGTCGATAGCGCCGTTTGGCGTCGCTGACCCAACCTAGGCCGAAGTCCTCGGATGCCATCAGTTCCTTGATGTCCCTACCAGGTTCCATACACACGTGATCCACTATGAGCCAGAGGATCGTCTTGAGCCTCGGATTGCCCAGCTTGAAAGCATCCTCTTGGCTCATGCCCGTTCGCTTCTTACGCGTGGGGTCGCCGACACCGCAGTAGGCCCAGAGCTGCGACACCGACCGCCGGTACGGCTCTTGGTCGATGAGCACGCGCTTGGGGTTGTCGGTCCGGCTGGACGGCTTGGACGGATCGAAGGCTTGGTTGTCCGCCCATGCCTTCGGCGTGGCAACGTCGACCGGCCCCAGGTGGCCGAGGAGGCGCGCCATGAGGTGTTCGCCGACACCTTTCTCCGCTCGCTGCCAGGCGATGACGGACGGGGGGACGGTCTTCCGGTAGCAGCGCACCAGGTCCAGGCCGATCTGGTGTCTCAGGGCCTTCAACGCTTGGAGGTGGACGATATACGGTCCGGCATCGACGTTCAGCGGCCGGACGATTTCACCATCGCCGTTCACGCCGACCCGGTTCGACTGACGCGTGTATTCCTGGTCGATGTCGGCGAACATTTCGGCCCACATGCGCAGCTCGTCGTAGCCGCCCGTCATCTCATGCCACCCTTGGGAGCACCGGCTTGAGCTTGAGATCGCCGAACCGTGCGACGCGCTCCCTGCGCATCTGCGCGATGCAGGCGTGGTAGAAGGCGATGGACTCGCCCAGGTCGCGGCGCTGATCCTCCAGCTCGGCGATGCGGCCCTTGAACTGTTCGACCGTCGCATCCTCGTAGCGCACCCACTCGCCGTCGAGCGGGAAGCCTTCGGCGAGAAGCTGCTCGCGACCGTCCTGGGTGAGCCGGTCGGTCTCGGGATCGTAGACACGGCGCTCGACCCCCCGCACGGCGTCGCGGAGCCGCATGAGCACGTAGTCGTTGATCGCCGCGGACGCGGCCCCGACCGGGTCGGGTAGCTTCCGCAACTTCGCCTCCACCCAGAGCACGGCTCGTTGGCCGATCAGGTCGCGCCGCCGCGCCTCTGTGATAAGTGAGTCAATGGATGCCATGGGATTGCTCCTTCCTGTCTGTGGTGCTACCGGGCGCCGGCGAGATGGGTTTCGGTGGACCTATGGCCCGGCAGAAGGTTGTCACCGCGGCGGGCGGCCTGTGGGGCTCGCCACGAGCTTGGCCGCGGTGACAAAAGGGTGCCCGGAGCGAGGCGGTCATGGGTTTCGAACGACCTTTGGCTCCGGGCAGAAGGGGCGACCGCGGCGGCGGGCGGGTGGGTTTCGTCACGATCGTGGCCGCGGTCGCGAAGTGGGCAGGCGCGGCGGAGGGACTGTGGGGCTCGCGCCGACATTGGCCGCGCCTGCTCGATCTCATCTGTCTCCCGTCTGAAGTGCCTAGACGTCTAGGGATTGTTCGGACTCCGCGGGCGGATACCCACGCGTCTCGGCATCGACCACGAGCACGATGTAGCGATTCAGCGACAGTCCGAGCCGCGCCGCCTTGGCCTTCGCCGCCTCATGCGTCGCGGGGGGAAATCGGACGATGACGTTCGTGGTCGTCGCTCGCGCCATGCGCTGATACTACCGCAGTGTCGCGGGCGGTGCTACTACTCCGGAGAAACAGTGAGGGCCGGCGGGGACAGGAGTACCCGCCGACCCCCTTCCGTTGCCCGTCCTTAGTGGATCCCGGGGGCGATGTTGGCCAACACGCCCATGGTCGGCCCGACGACCGTCTCGAACGCCTCGAAACAGCGCACGTCGAACTCGTGACGGGGTCCGCCCGTCGCGGAGTTGGCGACGTAGTTCGGGGCGTAGTCGAAGCGCTGGTAGTCACGCAGCGTCTCGACACGGCTGGCCGTCTTGACGTTCGACCCCATGAACGGGACCGACCGGACCTCGGCGATGAGCTCGCCGGGGACCATGTACGGGTCGACGAAGATCTCGATCTGCGTCTTGCCGTCGGTCTTGTTCAGGTAGTTCGCCACCGTGCCGCCCATGCTCAGCCGCTGCCGGTCCTCGAGCGCGCCCTGGTAGAAGAGCACTGCCTGGGGACTGTTCAACGCGGCGTTCGCCAAGTCGTTCACGATCTGGGTCCCGACGATGTAACGCGCCGGGCTGACGCCCGGGTAGTTGTTGTAGATCGCCAGGTTCAGCGCGTCGAGCTCCTCGATCGCAGCGCCGGAGACGTGGAACGTCCCGCCGTCGAGCGACGTGAAGATCGAGCCCTGCGCCGTGCCAGATCCCGGCGTCGCGTACGAGGTGCCGAACGCGCCGGTCGACCAGTCACCGAGGATCGAGGCCACGTAGCCGTTGATCCAGTAGGACTGGTAGGACGTGTCCGCCGTCGGCGGGGTCGTCGGCTGGGTGCTCGAAAGCAGCGCCAGTGACGGCAGCGCCTGCGGGGTCGTCGGCACGGTCGTGATCGTGACCGAGTTCACCGTCGTGGTCGTGTAGTACACGGCCGCGGCGGCGGTGGCCCCCACGAACCAGTCGTAGGCGACGATCGTCCGCTGGGCCGTGACGAACGCCGAGACGGAGTTCGTCGTCGACGTGGTCCCGGTCGTCAGGTGGGACGACGCGCTTGCCGGTCCTGAGCCGCCGTAGAAGTAGTTCTTCCCGGTCCGGCCCGCAACCAGTACGTAGACGGGAGCGCCGGAGCCGATGAAGCCGTTCGACGCGCTCGCTGAGAGCGACGGGGCTCCGAGGCTCGGGGCGGCGAACGCCTGCGAGTGGAGGATGTTGATGTTCTCGGTGATGAACTCCTGCTTCATCGTCTCCAACGTCTGGACCGCCAGGGCGTCGGCATAGCCGCCGGCCAGGGCGATCGCATCCTCGGTCACGATGCCATGCTTGGCGATCAGGCCGAAGGGCGCGAAGACGTTCTGCATGTTCATCTCGGTCGCTGAGCCTCCATAGTCGAAGGGCTCGGCACCGTCCGCCTGTAGCGCGTTCACGTTGGTGAACGTCCGCCAGTAGGCGAACTGGGCGCCCTGCGGCGCCGCTGACCGCGGCAGGGAGTCCCTCGTCGGCGTCAAGCACGGAACCAACGACACGTAGTCCTGCAGGTTCACACCTTGCAGGCCGGTCGAGGCCGTGAGGCCGACGGTGAGGGTTCCCTTGATCGCGGCGAAGGTCTCCTCGGTCACGCCGAGAAGATCCGCTGCTGCACTCATTGGGTCCTGCTCCTTTGTCGATGTCCGGGCACACGCCTAACGGCGCGCGCCGTCTGTGGGTACTGCTACTGCGGGACCACCGGGGAGGGGACCTTGTCGGGTCCGCCTGCCGTCGGGTAGCCGCGGCCGATCTCCGCCCGCTTGGCGAGCTCGAACGCCTTCTCGCTGCGGATCTGGTCGGCCCCCATCACGTCGCCAGCCTTGACGGCCGCTTCGATCTTCTCGTCGAAGCTCTTGGCGACTGCATCCTGGGTCGTGCCACCGATCCCGTCCCCGCGGGAGAACCCTGCCAGCGCTTCCAGCGCCTTACGCGCAGCTCCATCGCCAGCCTCGGTGCTCAGGGGGAACCGTCCGGAGTGGGGCACGTCCGACGCGAACTTCTCGACCTGGCCGCGGAGCTCCTCGATTTCCTTCCGCAGGTCGTCCGGGACCTCGCCCTTCGAGACGGCCTTCGCCATCCGCTCGAGCGCGCCCGCGTCACCCTTCTTGGCGACCTTGGCGAGGCTGCGGAGCATCTTCGCGTCGGCCAGGGCCTTCGCTGCCACCGCCTTGGCGGCGTCATCCGTCGCCCTCTCGTCGTCGCTCATCCCCGCCCGGCGAGCTGCCTCGGCCTTCGCCGCTGCCTCCACCTTGGCGGTCTTCTTCTCTTTCTTGGCGACCTTGGCCGCCTTCTTCGCGGCCTTCTTGTCGGCCGCTTTCTTCTTGGCAGTCGCTTCGGCCTCGGCCTTTGCGGTCTCGCGGTCGGCGACTACCTTCTCGGCGATTTCCGCGGCCTTGACGGCCACGATCTCGTCGAGCTGCTCTTTGGTCAGTTCCATGTCGAACGCCCCTTTCGTGGCGGTTTGGCCGCCCGCCGCGGCCGGATCGTCCGGGCCGAGCAAGTCGGTTAGGTGACTACGCAACTGGTCGGCCGCGTCCCGGGCACCAACGACCTTGTCGATGCTCACGCCCGAGAGCCTCCGTCCAGCCTTCGACATGCCCGCGGCCTGGCCCTCCGCCTGTTCGGTGAAGGCCATCCGTGCTGTGATGCCGAGCACTGCGTCCAACGCGCTGAGCGCGTCTTCGAGGTCGAAGACATCCTCCACATCGTGAGGCTTGCCTCCGACCGCGACCTCTGTCTGCTCCCTGTCGAGGGAGAGCTGCAGCTTCTGACCGGCCTGGGCGATGAGCGTCCCGGCGTCGATCAAGATCTGCGCGTCCTGTGCTTCCCACTCCGCGGACCCGGGGTACGGCCCGGAGCTGCCCGCCTGGTTCAGCGCCGAGACGATGGCGCCGCCGTCCTGGACCTTGAGGACGATCCCGTCGCCCTTCTCGGCCGAGATCTCGATGCCGAACTTGTGACAGGCCGCCTTGATCTTCGGCATGGCCTTATCGCCGAACGGGGACTTCGGGGCTTGAGCGAGAGCGTTGCGGGCGTGCGCCTCGTCGTGGACGGGGAAGTGGCGCAGCCTCCGCGGGGTCGTCTTGCCGTCCGCGTCCTTGGTCCCGCCCGACTCGATGTAGGCGAACGCGGAGTCCGGCAGGTCATTGATCGTCTTGCCCGACAGCTCGGCCTTCGCGATCTCGGCGTCGTCGCCCTCGGCGAGCGCCTTCTGCAGCGTCGTCAGCCAAGCGCAGGCGTCGCAGGCGCAGGCCAGGGCCTTCTCGACGGCGACGGGCGATGCCGTCCCGGCGCAGTCCGGGCACTTCCGGTTGCCCGCGAGGATCTTGCCGGTGCCGTCGCAGGTCGCGCACTTGGCGTCCGCCTCGGCCTTGGCGGCGAGCGGGCGGAACCCGTTGGCGCCCGCCTTGACCAGGTGCAGCGCCGTCGGGGTCAGCTCCTCCAGCTCCGTGATCGTGATGTCTGCCATGTCAGCTCCTCAGCGCGGCGAGCACGTCCGGCGCCGGCCGCAGGTTCCGTGAGCACGGTCCTTCCGGACTGGCGCCGCCGATCAGGCCCTTCTCGTACATCTCCCAGGCGTAGGGCTTCAGCTCCACCTTGACGAGCCAGTCCCCCTGGCAAATCTCCATCTCGTCGCCGCTCGGCCCCTTCACGACCCATGACGTCGGGGACGGGAAGACGTAATTCTCCAAGACGGTCCCGCAGTCCTCGTGGCCCTTCTCGTGCCACAGCCCGAGCTGGTAGCCGCCCTTGGCGAACTCGTGGCACGCCTTCTCGACGGCGTCGGGGCCCGCGAAGTCGCGGAACCCGTCGGCGGCGCGCCCGACGTCGGCCTTCATGGCCGGGTAGGCGACGAGCAGCAGCTGGCGCTTGGCGGCCTGCGCTTTGACGATGGTCCCGGGGCGCGACGCTTCGACGTGGGACGGCGCCGGGGCGTTGCCGGTCCCGCCGAGCAGTTTCGACAGCGTCTCGGCATCGACGTCCTCCAGGACCACGGCGCGGCTCACGAGACGGCCTCCCGGATCCGGTGGTGGACGCGCTCGACGGGTCCCATGCGCGCCTCGGCCGCGGCGGCGGTCAGCGACTGGTCGAGGGCCAGCGCCTCGGCAACGCGCTTCTGTTGGCGGGCGATGTTGTGCCGCTTGGCCTTGGCCCCGCGCCAGCCGAGCGCGCGCGCCATCCGGCGGGCCTCCGCCCTGGTCATCTTGGGTGCGGGCGTGTCCGAGACCAGCCCCTCGGGGCCGTGCTCGCGGAGCAATTGCCGCGCGCCGGCCATGACCTCACGGCGGCGGCGCTTCGGCAGGGAGACGAGGAACGGCTGCGCGACCTCGTGCGCGCGCGTCGCGCGTGTGTCGCTCACGGCCGGGCTCCGGCTCGGGTCACCCCCTCAGCGTGCATCGTTGCCGAGTCTACGCACGGGGGGACGACACGCGTGGGATTCATCGCGCCAGTCACTCCCGCGTCTGCCAGCACAAAAGACCGAGACAGGACGGCGGCATCGCCTTCACGTTCGCCTTGTCGTTGTCCACCAGCGCCCGGCAGTCGTTGTCCGTGCACCACTGGGCCTTGTTCTCGTCGTGCGGCTTGGCGACCAGGACGAGCTCGTCGTACAGCGCGCCGTAGCCCAGCTCGGCGAGGTACTGGCGCTTCTCCTCGAACTCCTCGGGCCGGACCGGGGGGTCGTGGTCCACGCCGGTCAGGACGACGACCTGGACCTGCGCGCCGGTCGGGTCGCCCTGCTTGACCGCGGTGAGCAGCGGGAGAAAGAACGCGGTGAAGCTGTCCAGCGTGCCGTCTAAATCGCAGCAGAAGCGCATCAGGGCTCCCTCCGCCGCTCGCCGCGCCGGTCCTCTCGATTCTCCCGCGGCTTGCGGCGCGAGAGCTGCCATTGCTGGTGGCCGTGCGCGCCAGACCCGCGGCGGCGCGGAGGCCACCACGCCCCCATCCGCCACGGCGACGCGCCCGGCCTGCGCGGCATCAGATCGGCCTCAGTCGGACCGTCATCGTCGCCGCCACCGGGAGCCTGCGCTTCTTGCCCTTCTCGGGTGACTCGTACTCGATCTCCAGGTCCATGCCCGACAGCGCCCAGCCCTCCTTCTGCAGCTTGACGATGCCGAACACGACGCTGTCGATCGTGTCCTCGGGGTCGACGCGCTTGGGCACTTACCAGTCAACCCCTTCCCGGTACGACGAGCCGCGGGCCCGCCCGTTGGTCCCTCATCTGGCGGTTGCGCTCCTCGGCCACGGCGACCTCCTGGGCGTACGCCTGGTGCGCCAGCGGCTCGTTCACGTCCAGCGACTCGGCGCGGCGCTCCTCGTAGAGGACGCACGCCTCGACGTGCTGGGGCGAGCCCGGTCCGCCGAGCAGGGTTTCCAGCAGCGCGATCACGTAGACGTTCGACAGGCCGCCGATGGCCTTCCCCGTCTCGTCGTACATCGTCTTGGCGCGCGCGTCGTTCGCGTCGCGCAGCTCGGCGAGCAGCGCCTGACGTTCCTCCAGGTCGGCCATCGGCCTCACCCCTCTCCTGTCTCCGCGAGGATATGCGCTCGGCCGAGCAAGTCGCGGACACGGCGGCGCTTGGCCGCGTTCTCCGCCTTGGCGGCCAGCCCAGCGGTCGCCGATGGGGCCGGTGTCTGCGGCGTCGCTCGTACCGTGACGCGCCCGCGGTGCTCGACTGGCGGCCTCGGGCGCCGCGTCTGCTTGCTCACTCGCCCTCCTCTGCGGACGGCGCGCCGGGGATGTTCGAGGGCGCCAGCGCGCAACGGCAGTTGTGAACAACTAGACTGTTGGCCATGTACCAGCCACTTTCCGTCTCAAGGTTATAGACGTGGCCGCTCCACTTGACCCTGCGAAGGTCGATGACGCGATCGCTCTCTACCAGTCCGGCAAGACTGCCGATGAGGTTGCGGCCATTGTCGGCATCGGGAAAACGAGCGTCTACCGAGTCCTCAGACGGCACGGGCTTAGGGCCCGCCCGAAGTTTCGAGACCTGGACGTCGCCGCCATCGTGAGCCGCTACCTTGCCGGCGAGAGCGAACTTGCGTTGTCTCGTGCCTTCGGTATCGACCGCAACGGCATCCGGCGGAGGCTCACCGACGCTGGAGTCGCTCCCCGCGACTGCTCTGCTGCCATGTTCGTCCGCATGGCCCGTTCCACTCCCGATGAACGGCGCCAATGGGCTCAAGCTTCCCACGACGCGATCCGAGGGACGAAGTTCTCCGACGCTCGTTTGGCCAACAAGGCGCTCGGCATCGAACGTATCGGCCATGTGACAAGCAAACTCGAACTCACGATGACCGAGTGGCTCCGCGACCGTGGCGTGGACCGCATCGTTCCCCAGAAGGCCATCGGTCCGTACAACGCAGACATCGGAGCCGCCCCCGTCGCTGTGGAAATCTACGGTGGCAACTGGCACGGATCGGGCCACCACGCGGAACGCTCCCCCAAGCGTTTCCGCTACATCCTCAATCAGGGCTGGGCCGTGATAGTCGTCTGGGTGAATCGCAACTACCCGCTCGACGGCAGGGCAGCGAATTACGTTGCTGCCTACATTGAGGAGGCCCGCGGCGACCCATCCCTTGTCGGTGAGTACCGGGTGATTCGGGGTGACGGACAGCTCGTCGCCCAAGGCCGTGACGATCTCGACAAGCTCACCGTCATACCACCGCTCAACTGACCCGACTACCCGTGGGCCCGCGGTGATCGTCCCAGCTGGGAAGCACTGGGGGTGGATCGGTACATCCGGCGCGTCGTCGAGGTCGTAGGGGTTCGCGTCCTCAAGCTCCTCGCACTCGTCGCACGGCTCGAATGTCAAAAGGTCCACCTGCTCGACGCCGTTCTCCTGGTAGGTGTCGATGCTGGCCGAGGTCATCGCCCTGGCCGTCTCCGTGTCCGCGATCATGAACGCCCGGTCGGGGTCGGCGATCACGTCCGACATGGCCGAGGCGATGGTCGCCGGGGGGTCGCCTGCCGCGATCCCGTCCGCCAGCGCCGTCCCGATCCGGTCCATCGCCGAGTCGCTGATGCCCTGGATGGTGATGCCGCGGGCGTCGAGGAGCGTCTTGAGACCGCCCCCGGCATCCTTCAGCGCGGCGTCGCCCCAGCCGGGCGTCCACGTCTCCCAGTCGCGGCTGACGCTCGTCAGCATGTCGTCGGAGAGCCAGGACGGGGCGCGGGCGTCCACCCCGAGAGCGTCGCGCGCCGCCTTGGTCCCGCCCGCGTAGGCGTCGGCGTACATCTGGGCGAAGACGGCGTTGGCGCGGGCCGCGTCAATCGAGACGTTCGCCTCCACCGCGGCCCGGGCGTCGCGCGCCGCGTTCGGCCCGCTCGGCGTCGGTGTAGCCGGTGAAGCCTTGGAAGCCCGCGTCACCATAGAAGCCACCGCTGCGTCGATCCCCTTCGTCCCCTCCCGGAGCGCCTGGGCGATCTTCGGGGCGTACGCCTCGGGGATCCGGCGGCGCAGGCCGGAGCCCTGCCACCGCGAACCTTTTGGGTCGGCTTTCACCGCCTTGAAGAACGTCTGGACCTGCTCCTTCGTCTTCATCTTCGCCAGCGACTTGTAGATCCGGTGGCCGAGCTCGACCGGGATGCAGGCGTCGGTGAAGTACTTCGGCGTCCGCCCGAACCGCAGGGCCAGGAGGGCGTTCGTCCGCCACTGGCTGAGCGCCTTCTGCAGCGCCTCCTCGGCGTCCGCCTCGTCCTCGTCGTCGTCATTGAAGCCCGTCAGGTTGACACCCTGCAGCCCGGTCTCGGCCGTGATGCCCGCCGTCGGGCCCGCGTCGCACTTGGCGAGCTTGCCGGCCTGGGCGATGACCACCCAGTCGCTCGTGTGGCACTCGTCGCGCAGGTTCGGCATCGAGGGCAGCTCGACCGGGTCGAGCCAGCACACGACCTCGATGAGGTCCTGGTCCGGGTCATCCGGGTTGAGTACGCCCCGGTTCTCCGGGTCCGGATTGAGGTGGACAAGGTCCTCGGAGGCGATGACGTAGACGAACCCGCGGTAGATGCCGTTCGGACTCGTCCAGGAGCCGTCGAAATAGCCGTCGGGCAGCGGTACGCCGACCTCCTCCTGCCACTCCCGGACCGCTGCCTGCATCGCCGTCTCGCCACCCTCCATGTGGCCACCGGGGAACTCGAAAGTCCCCGCCGCCGGATCGCCGGGCTGCAAGGCGCGCTGGATCATCAGCACCCTGCCGGAGTCCGCCGCCTTCACGACCAGGCCGCCGACGTCAAGCTGCTCGAGCTGCTTGGCCGCGGGCTTGGTGCCCGGCGGCGCCTTGCTCCCTGCCGCGGGCGCGACGTTCGTCTCGTCGTGGGCCGGTTCCTGCCCGGCCGCGGGCTTGGCTCCGCCGCTGGTCGGGGCGGGCGCGGGCGCTACCGGGGGCGGATTCTGTCCAGGCGCTTGTCCACCCGGTTGTCCGGGCGGGAGCTGGCCGCGGGCACCGGGCGTCGGACCGCCTGCCGGCGGCGCCTGCAGCTCGCCGGGGACGATGAACTCGCGCGGCTGGATCTTGTCGAGGTCCGGCGCGCCCGTCGTCGGGTCCCAGTCCGAGAACCACTTCGAGATCGCCTCGATGTAGCCGAGCGGCGTCACGCCGAGCCGGCCGCCGGCGTCGTAGAAGCGAGGGATGCGCTTGTCCGGGTCGACCGACAGGCCGAGGATCTTCTCGCGCACGTCGTCGGGGGAGATCACGCCGGCCTTGATGTAGCCGACCTGCTCCTGCATCACCTCGACCCGGTCTTCCTTCTCCCGGCCGGTGTCGAAGAAACACTCGACCGGGAGCCCGAGCTCCTCCTGGGTGATCGGGTTGAGGAACACGTCCTCAATGAAGGACGTACGCGGAAGGTCTGAGATGCGGAATTGCTGGTCTACCTGCGTCTCTGACGTTGCGCGGTTTACATCTGCGAGGAGGCCGAGGTCCTGGGGCGTGCGGTGGAACATGGCGATCGTCCGGCGCTCCAAATGCTCCGAGAACGCGACATCGAAGTTCTGCGGCTTGTACGGCGTGAACTTGGCGCCGAACGGTAGCCAGCGCATCCCCCAGCGCGCCGACTGGTCGCCCGTCATGAAGTTGTCCCACAGTTCCTGCCAGGCGGCGAGGGCGTCGGGGTCCGACTGGTCCGGCGGTGCCTCGGCGAAGCCCTCCGGGATTTGCCCGCCCGTGAACATCTGCAGAAAGTAGAACTGGAACCTCACGTCCGTGTTGGCGTTGAGCAGCACGCACTCGATGGGCGACAAGCCGTAGCGGGGGTCCTCGGCGCGCGCCGTGAACGGCTCGTACACGATCAGCGTCTCGTCGGTCCAGCCCCAGGGGAGGCCCTGGACGAACTGGACGAACGCCGGGCCCGGTGCGTCGGGCCGCTCGCCCCAGTAGTCGACGACCGGCGCCCACATCCGCCCGTCCGGGACCTGGACCGCCTTGAGGCGCCCGCCCTTGTCCTTGACCTTGTAGACCATCGCGCAGTCGTAGGCGCACTGCTGGTAGACGAGCTTGGTCAGCCACACCTTCCAGGGGTGCTTGCCGTCCGGCTTCTTCCAGAACTGCTTGGCCTGGGCGATCTCCTTGCTGACATCGCCCTCGTAGCCCTCGACGGCCCGGAACAGGAGCGGCATCGAGGTCATGCTGGCGATGATGTGCGAGATGCAGATCTGGGCGATGTCGTAGCCTTCTATGATCTGCGTCAGCGTAGAGAACGGGATCCGCCCCGTCCTCGTCTCCGAGGCGATGTTCGTCCCCGGCGTGTACGGCCAGGTCCGGATCGGCGCGTTGTAGCCCGCGTAGGGCCGGATCGGTGGCCCAGGACCGAGCGGCGGAGAGAACGAGATGCCCTGCTCGATCAGCGCCGCGGCGATGTCGTCCGGCGTGAGCGTCGTGCGCGGGGCGAACGATCCCGAGGCGGCCGCGGCGACGGCGGCGAGGTCGACGTGCCCGGTGGAGATGTCCTCCGCGGTGTGCGTCGCCATCAGCGCCCCAGCCGCGGAGCGCGCCGCGTCCTTGACCGCCCGGGCGGCGACGACGTGCTCGCCGGGCAGCGGACGGTAGCGGGTGCCCCTGACGGCGTCGCGGACGAGGCTCACTCAGGCGCCTCGTCGTGGCGGCTCAGGAGCCCGCCGAGCCGCTGGAGCAGATGCCCCGCGGCGCCGACTGCGTCTATCTCACCCCCGTCCATCGCGAACCCGATGAGCACCACGATGGCCGCGGCGACGAGCAGCCCGGCGTTCGACCCGGCGAAGCGCCAGGTGGCGGCGTCCGCGAGGCCGAAGCCGATCAGCTGCACGAAGCCGCTCTGGAACCGGGTCGAGAGGTGTGGCAACGCGCCTCCATTCGATGAGCGACTACCTGGCGACAGTGTAGGACCGGCGAGCAGGGGCGGGCGTGATTCTCAGCCGTGGCCGTGACGGGGTCGACGCTCCCACTCGTCCAGGCGCTCGACTCGGCTCGGGTCGTAGCGTTCGCCCTTCCACCCTGGGCGGAGGTAGTCATCCCAGTTCCAGGGGCCACGCGTCCGGCGGTGGAACACCCCGCAGGCGACCCACTCATGGTTCCCGCCACGGCGTGCGCCCTGGTTCGCCCAGCGAGACAACGCGAAGCGAAGCACGCAGCACAACGGGTAGCCGCTGTCGAGTCCGTTGCGAAGGTCGATCCAGCGAGCGCGGATCTGCCCCATCACGGCCACGTTTCGTACACGGTCAGCGGCAGGAGCGGTTCGCCGTCCTCATCGGTGACCATTGGCTCGGACCCGTCCGTCTTGCACGGCCGAACGGCCGCCGTATGCCAGCCGTCATGCCCTTCGGCGCGCTGGCAGAAGATGACCTCGGGCGTGTCTGGAGCAATCGCCCCGCATAGCGGCTCGCCGTCCTCTTCCAGTGGTGCGAGATGGAGCTCCATGCTCACGCCGCGGGCGGCTGCCACGGCGGCGCCTGCTGGCACACGTTGCAGCGGATCGCCCCGTCCGGCTGGCGGACGTAGAGGTGCTCGTGGCGCGGGACGCGCGTCGGGCGCGCCTGCCGCTTCGCCGCCTGGGCCTGCGCCTTCGCTATCGCCAGCTCCCCCTTCGTCAGTGGTCGTCCCTCGTCGGCCATGCCCGTCTCCTCCTGCTCACGCTTCGCGGCCTGTGCCCGCATGTACTCGGCGAACCCCGACCCGGCGTTCCGGTCCAGCATGACCATCACGATCGCGTCGCCGAAGTCGGTCGAGCGCCCGATCCGCTTGCGGATGTCGTCCTTCGCCTCGACCTGGATCCGGCCGCCGGTGATCTCCCGCCACTTCGGCGCGACGAGGTCGCCCGTCACCCGGTCGTCGGGCGGCAGCGCCACGTCGAGCCCGGTCGACGGGTCGAGCATCTCGCGCAGGTTCCACCAGGCCAGGGAGCGCTTGTTGAGGAACCCGAACTCGCCGGAGATGTCCTTCAGCTTGGTCCCCTCGGACGCGACGAACCCCTCGCAGGGCCGCCGGAGCTTGCGGACCCGGTGATAGACGCCGACCCCGATCCCGATGGCGTCGATGATCGCCTTCGGCCAGCGCTGCCCGGTCGCGGTGGGCTCGTCGAGCTGGTGGGCGTCCTGCTGGGCCGTGACGATCTCGGCGAGGTCCATGACGTCGTCAGTGAACGGGTAGGCCAGCACCTCCGCCACGACGTTGCCGATCCGCAGGGCGATGGTCGACAGGTCCCCGCCCCCCGCCGCGACGTCCACGCCCAGCCGGTCGACCGGATCGTCGTCCCCGAGCACGGACGGCGTGCCGAGCCTCGGGTCGCGCCCGCGCCGCACCGCGGCCGGGAACAGCACCTCCCAGCGCTCGTTCGCCTTCTCGAGCCACGACAGCGGGATCACGCCGTCCGTGCCGCCCGCCGCGAACTCGCCCTCGACGCGGTTCTTGTAGATCGGCGACTCCGTGCCCCACAGCGCGGCGGAGTCGTCCGCCCAGGACTGCGTGATTCGCCCGGCGGACAGGGCCATGTCCTTGGTCACGTGCGTCGGGTGCCAGTTCTCCGTGCCGGGCTTGCGGGCGCAGATTTCGTAGAAGCGGCCGACAGGCTCGCCGGGCGTCGAGATCGCCAGGGCGAACGCCTCCGTGCCGCCCTCGCCGGCCGTCGAAAACGCGCCCTCGGCGGCGTCGAAAATCTCCGTCTGGATCGCCTTGGCCTCGTCGAACACGTACAGCAGGTGCTCGGCGTGCGCTCCCTCGATGGCGGACGGGTCCCCGACGGCCGCGGCCAGCGCCGAGCCGTAGCCGAGGTGGAGGTGGAGCTTCAGCAGCTCCCGCGCCTCGTCGAACGGCGCGCGGCCGAGCTTCGCCCAGTCCAGGAGCCGCCCCCACTTGTGGATCTCCGGCCACAGGTAGTCCTCGAGCTGCGCCTTGACGGACGCGGTCGTGACGATCTTCCAGTCGACCTCGGCCCGGTCCCGCGTCGTGGCGAACCACAGGACCACTAGTGAGGCTGTCGTCGACTTCCCGGCGCCGTGGGGCGACCGGATGCATTCGCGGCGATGCTCGACGAGGTCGCGCATCCCCTGCTCCTGGTAGTCGACGAGCGCCTGGCCCCGCGGCCAGCGGACGCAGTCGTGGCACCAGCCGACCGGGTCGAGCCAGTACGGGACGGCCTGGGGCGGCGGCTTCGGCGCGAACCCCCGCGCCGCGACGAGGAACGGGTTGCGCCGGGCGTCGCCGAGCGACACGCTGAGAGGCTACGCGCTCGGCGGTCGGAGCCGGGAGATCAGCGAGGGTGCGCGCCGTGTCGCTTTCCCCCATCGGTAACCGGCACGCCACAGCGCCCAGCGGCCCCCGAACCACGTCCTCGGCAGAACGTACCGCTCGGTGCCGCCAAGGGGCGACGGGAAATCGACGAACCGCTCACGGTTGAGGACAGCGCAGACCAGACGGCTCTCACGCTCGCGTAGCTCCGCGCGCATCTGAGCTTGCGCCGTGTGGTCGAACAGCTCGTCGGCGTAGCCCACTACGCCTCGGACCAGGTGGACTGGTCTGTCATGTGGCCGGGGGAGTGGATCGGGTCGTCCGCGTACTTGCAGCACGCACGGCCATCACCGACGGGATAGTTACACGCCACGACGCGCGTCCCGTCCTCCGCCGGATGCAGCGTGTACGGGTGGTGCCCTCGCGGCAGGATGCAGACATCCTCGAACACGAACTCGGCGTGGTCGTCAGCGACGGCGCGGATCACCCGCGTCGCCCCGCACGTCTGCGGACCGTCGAGCGCAGAGCGGATGCGCTCCTCGGCCACGGGAACGTCATTGTCCAGCTCGTGCCGCGTCCAGGCCTTGCAAGTGAGCAGCCGGATGTCCTCCTCGTGCAGCTCGGTCCCGTCGTCGGCTCGGAATATGCGATCAGCCATCATGGTCTCCTGTAGATAATCGGGGCCGAGTTATACCAGGTCCACGGAATCCCGGGCCCGTCTGGACACCAGTGCATCAACACATGGCCGAGCGGTGCGACACACCGCCAGCGATTACGAAACACGGACTCACAACGCGGCTCGGTCTCATCAGCCTCGGGCTCAAATACCCAGTCAAAAAGATCAGTTTTCGGTCGGCTCATCGCTTCCTCCTATCTCGATTGCCTAGACATCTAGGGTTTTGCGCGGGTACGCGTACCCGACGCGTCTGAGCAGTTCCGCCACGCCTTCTTCGTCCAGCTCCTCGGATTCGCGGAACACGACCCAGTGGGGTGGCCCGACCGGCATCTCTTCGAGTCCATTCGGGCCATTTCTCAATCGGCTAGATGGGTTGCCTCCGTTGTCTTTGGCGATGCATGAGCAAGCGCTACACGGCTCATCGGCGATGGAGCCGCCATCGAATGTCTCTCCACAGCCGGTGCAGTAGAAGACCTGCGCTGGTCTATCGAAAATCCCGCCAGGTCCCCAGTAGGTCCCGGTGTCCTCATGCTTCGTGTCATCCCCATGCTGCGATCGCTGGCAGATGCTGTCGCCACTCGTCGCTCCGCAGATACTTACGTCTCTCGATCGCCTAGACATCTAGGGCTTCTTGTGGCGGGCGGGTGCCGTTTCGCTTGTGCTCACGCTCATGCGCAGGTAGGACATCAGCGCGTTGCCCTTCGCCCTCGGGTCGTACACGTAGTCGGCGACGTAATTGTCGCCAGACGTTGCTGCCCGGAAGAGGTCGGCGAGTCGCGGACTGCCCCCGTAGACGAAGTCCACAGCAGACGATGACTCGCTGATCTTGTTCTCCCACATGCAGACCCCCGAATGGCCGTAGTCGAGGCATCGCACAACACGAGTGGAACACCAGATGCTCACGGCTTCCTCCCTCTGAGGTAGGCGTCCTTCTTGGTCATTACTCGCCATCCTTCGACAAATAGGCGGTGAGCTGGTCCGATTCTTTGAACCACTCGCCATGCACCCGATCCTCCGCGAATATCTCGTGAAGTTCTCGTTCCCTTGCGAGACCGCCCGGCTCAGTACACAGGAGTTCCATCGGTCCAGCCGCCGTGCTCAAGTCCCGCACACGCCCAGCGACATTGGTGGACTGCCCGATCTTCACGAGTCCGTCACCGCGGCGGACAAAGTACACGTCGGCGGGACGAGCGATCGGCACCGACGGGCGGATACGGGTCGGGAGATTGTCCTCGTCGCCCTCCCACTCGGTCTCGACTTCGATCGCCGTCTGGACCTGCGACCCGATGGTGAACATGATCGCGCTGTGATGCGCCTCGCAGACCTCGACCCTCGCGCCGCTCCGTAGCGTCACGCTCCACTTCGAGCAGGCGGGGCACCCAGCGAACTCACAAGGCGTGTCCATCATCGTCCGCCCTTCGGGATCGGAGTCACCTCATGGCGACCGGGCGGGGCAGCGCTCGGCGTAGTCGTGCCAGCGCGGACCCGTTCGAGGCAACGCCTCACGAAATCAGATCGAGACACCTCGCGCCGCTTGGCCTCCGCGTCGATCCATGAGAGGAGATCATCCGCGACTCGCACAGGAAGAACGACCTTCGCCACACGTATACGTTACCACGTCGTATACGGCCGCGTATACAACTGGGGCGTACCTACGCCGCGCCAATCCGGTGCCTCGCCGCGGCGCGCGTCGCACCCCGCCGAGGTCCGCCGACCTCACCCCCGGCGCCACAGGAGCACTCCCAGAACCAGACCTCGCCCATGCCAGCCCCCTCGGCGTCCATGTCGTGCCAGACCGTCGTCGCGTGCTCGAGCCCGACGTGGACGCGCCCTGGGACGCGCAGGGAGAGCGACGGGGGCCGGTCCGGGATGGCGAGCAGGTCGTCGTCCATGTCAGGCGACCGGCCGGACGAGCTCGAGGTGCCGCTGGGCGACGGCGGCCTGCATCTCCGCAGTGGCGGTCACGCCCAGGTCCGGGTCGGCGAGAATCGCCCGGATGACCTCGATGATGAGCAGACCTTGCTGCTCATCGAGCCGGACCAGGCGTTCGGCGAGCCCGAGCCGCAGGATGTCCACCGACAGCATGTGCAGCTCGTGCTGCCAGCGTCCGAGCACGACGAGCGCGGCGTGGACGCGCATCTCCCGGACGACGGTGGCATGACTCCGCGTGGTATCGCCCTCACGCTGGCCCGTCCCGTGGCCCTCTTCATGGCCGGCCTCCTCGCGCGCCTTGCCGTAGAAGAGCTCGTCGGCTTCCAGGTCAGCGACGTAGCTGGTCACCCAGGCGACCTGTCGACGCAGCTCGCGGTGCTGCCAGATCAGTGAGTCCTCGGGGCTCATGTCCCCGACCGGCGACGAGAAGGTCTTTGCCAGCTTCGCGATCTCCTCGATGCGGCGCTCCTCTAGCACGGCCTCGGCGTGCTTCTCGGCACTCTCGGTGTTCCCGCCATGGGCGACGCATTGGCCGATGCCCTGATGGTCGGTCCCCCAGCCCAGCTCGTGTGAGCAGGGTGAGCCCGCGGGTCGTGTGGACCGCCGCGAACCACCTGTGATGTGCCCCGGGCAGGCCGGCTTGCCGTAGCGGGTCAGGTGGACCTGGCCGCAGCGCTCGCAGGGGGCGGGGTCAGGCATTAGGCCCCCATGCTTGCTCAATGAACTCAGTCGCGGTCATTGGGTGGTCAGCCTCCTCGACATACCGCCAGAGCCATTCGACAAAGCTGGAGGAGAACACGGCACCCTGCCAGATCTGATTCGCCACTTCGAGCAAGAGGACGTCCCCTTCCAGCCGTTCGGGGATCGCCTCTCTGAAACCTCGAGCCCGGCGGCCCCGGTCAGCGTCGTCGGCGTGGCGCGCGGTGTCGTCGTAGCAGCGTTTGAGACACTCGTTCAGGCCCTCGATGGTCAGCCTCGTCGTCGAGCTGTCAACGTTCGTTCCGAACCAGCCGGGCAGCTCAGGCATGGTGCCACCAGTGGACGCGGATATCCCGGCCCTGGAGAGTCACCTCCATCAGAGCGGCCCGAAACTCGTCGGGCTCCTCGGCGAGCGCGGCGCGCAGGTCAAACCCGCCATCGACCTTTTCAAGCTGCGTGTATCTGTCCTGCGCCATCCACGCGTCAACGCGTCGCGCCGCCGCCTCGATCCTGCGTCCCCGCCGGACCGCGGCCAGCAGGGCGCGCAACGTGGAAGTGGTGACCATCGTCATCGGAACCGCCACGGGAGTGCTCTCGATTGGCGTCAACTCATCAGTCGAGCGCGTCGCTAGTTCTGTGAGTGCGCCAAGGGTTTCCACATACGCCTCGGCGTAGTCGAGGTCGGCATCGGTCATCATGGTTGACTTTTGTTCATCGGCCACGGTAAGCCTCGTTCCTAACGATGTCGAAGCCGCAGGTACATGAGCGTTCCGGCACACGTCCGAAGTAGTACGTGAAGAGACTGACTCGCTGAGTCTTGATGCTGCACGTCGAGAGGTGATCTCCGAACGTAATGAGAGCAACCCGATAGCGGTCGGCTCGTTCCTCTGGGGTAGCCGCATAGCCATCGGCTCGCAAATGCCGAGGTACTTCGGGAAAGCCTAGAAGGATAGAGTTCTCGGCGTCGGTCAGGTCAGCCATCACACGCTCCTAACAGAGCGCCACCAGGGCGATCTGCGCCCGCCCCGGACCCTTCCCCCCTCCCTCCTTCTCAGCGCGTCGGTGATGGCCGCCCTGCTCACCCCGGACATCTCCGCCAGGCGTGCCTTGGGGACGCCCTTGGCGATGTAGCGCGCCCAGACCGCGGCACGGTCATCGCGCGCGACCGCGGCCTGCGCGTCGTCGTCGTCGATCCGCCACTGCACCTTTTCCAGCGCGGCCCTAGCCTCGGCCAGTAGGTCAGCCATTCGCCACCGCCTCCCCAAATAGGACGCCTTGAGCGAGACGCTTGGCCGCGGCCTCGCAGTAGGACTCCTCGATCTCGATGCCGATCGCTTTCCTCCCTAACTGCTTCGCTGCGACCAGCGTGGATGCTCCACCAGCGAAAGGGTCGAGCACGATGCCGCCCGGTGGCACTACGAACGCGACTAGCTCACTCAGTAGGGACACGGGCTTCTCCACGGGGTGCACGCGGTCGCTGGAAGGGGTCGAGGGATGGCGCAGCACGTCCACAGGAGCGCCGGTGGCGGACCAGTAGGAACTAGACCAGCGGGCGTCGATAATCAGCTCGTGCGAATGCCGCCACGTCGCGCCCATCCCCGGCTTCTGTTTGTCCCACACGACGCAGTTGAGATTCGTGAATCGGCTGTAGAGGACCGGGTAGAACACCGCGTACGCCTCGTCATCACAGAACACCAGGAAGTGCCCCGAGTCATCCAGCTTCGGAGCGATCGCGTCGACCACGGTCTTCCACCACCAACCAAGCACGGATGCGTCGCCCCAGGTCCGCTGCCACCCCGAACGGCCCGCGTATTGCTGGGTAGGCATAAAGAAGGGAGGATCTGAAATGACAGCCGCGACCTTCGGGAGGATGCCAGCGACCTCCAGACAGTCGCCGTGATAAAGCGTCACCCATTCGTCCTGGTAGTAGGGATCAGACATCATGGTCTCCTGTCTCGATTGCCTAGACGGGCAGTGTCCTCCAAGAGATCGACAAGCGTTCGAATCTCGTTGCGTCGGATGACAACTGGATCATCAGGGCGTCCATAGGTCACAGCGGCTTCGTCTCTCAGCCATTCCACTAGTCGGGCCCGCTCGGCGTATTCGGCCCGCTGGACGTAGAACGGTTTGTGCTGATGCTCCCTCTCCCCCAGCGCCCGTAGCACGTCCGCCACCTCGACGCCGCTCATCCTCGCCAGCTCGTCGGCAGGCATCCCCGCCGCGATCCACCGTACCCACGCCGCGGCGCGCCGTTCCAGCGCCGTCGCGAGCGTCGCCGCCAGCGCCCGCAGCTCCTCCGCGGCCATCGCCTGCATCGAGTGCCCGGCGTCCAGGCCGGCGTGCTCCACCTTGGCCCGCTGCACCTCGTGCCGCAGGTCCCGGACGGACAGGTGCTCGGCGGCGGCGCGGTGCAAGAGCGCGTCCTGCTCGGGCACGTCGAGCGCGGCGACCGCCTGGTGGTGCGACCACGACAGACTGCCTAGGCGTCTAGGCGATTCGATCCGGTCGGCGACCCGCGCCGCCTCCTGCAGCGTCCCGACGGCGTACCCGGTGGGCGCGGCCTGCGCGGCGGACTCGCCGTAGCGGCGCTCGCCCCACAACCACCAGTCCCCGAGCCAGAACATGACGGACTCGGCCATGCGCCTCAGCGTCGCCCCGAGCGCCTGCCACTCGTCGAATCCCAGCTCGCGCGGGAAGGTCAGCCCGGTCTCGCCGTACTCGACGGGCGCGACCGCGGGCAGGACGGCCAGGTCAGCCATGCGCCGCGCCCGTTCCCCGGGCGACCATCGCCGCTAGTTCCCTCGCGTCGTCCGACAGGCGCCGCCCACAATGCGGGCATGACCCAGACCGGACGATGCCCTCCAACTCGATCCACTCGGCGGTCAGCTCGCGCCGGCGGCGGACGAGCTGTTCGAGCTCGGCAACAGCGGCGCGCTCCGCTGCCAGGTCGTCGGCCATCACGCCACCCCCGCTAACGTCCCCTGCACCGCCGCCGCGAACTCGGGTCGGGCCCGCTTGGCGTACTCCGGCCGCTGCTCGTAGAACGGAGAGACGTCCCGCGCCGCGACGGTCCACACTCGATTACCGTCCTCATCGTCCGCGCACTCGAACTCGCCGCGGTAGGTCCAGACGGCCCGGTAAACACGGCCGCCAGCGAGGAACCCGTAGCCCTCGCGCGTCACCCGCCAGACGCCCGCGACCCGCGTCCCGTCCTCGCGGTGGACCTTCTCGACGAGCCCCCAGTAGCGGAGCTTCTGGAAGTTGTCCACCTGGTTGCGGGTCAGGCCGAG